ATTATGGAATAAGTCAGAGGCTTTTAGAAATTTTTGGATAAATCTTTGGAACAAGTTAAAGAGCACAACAAAGACAATTATTGATGCTATAGCGAAGTTTTTTACAAAAACACTTCCGGATGCATTGAAGAAAGCTGAAACTTTTGTCAAGAACTTTCCTGAGAATTTTGTGAACTTTATGAAAAATTTGCCAAGGAATGTAGGACTAATTATTGGTAAAGTAGCTGGTTCAATTGCTAGTTTTGCTGTCAATATAGCAAAGAAAGGAGCTGAAGCTGGTAAAAAATTTGTAGAGAATGTTGTAAAATTCTTCAAAAATTTGCCTAAAAACGTAGCGACATTTTTGACAAATGTAGTAACAAGTGCAATCAAGTTTGTTAAGGAGTTTCCGGAAAAAGCAAGAGAAGCATCAAAGAAGTTTGGTAATATGCTTATAAATGGTTTAAAAAGTTTGCCAGGAAAGATGCTTAGTATTGGTAAGAATATAATTGATGGTATCGTTAAAGGCATTAAAAATGCATGGGGAAGTGCAAAAAAGGCTGTATCTGATTTCGCAGGAGGAGTCGTTGATGGATTTAAGAGTGCTTTTCAAATTCATTCTCCGTCAAAAGTTATGAAGGAGAAAATTGGATATAACATTGTTAATGGTCTCATAGCTGGTGTTAAAGCTAAGAAGGGAGAAGCAAAGAAAGCAGCTTCTGAGGTGTCGCAAGATATTGTGGATGCAGCTAAGACTAAGTTGGATGTTTTACAGACATATAACAAAATCTCCGAGGAAGGTGAAATTCTTTATTGGCAATCATTATTGGGTCATTTAAAAAAAGGATCTAGTGCATATCTTGAAGCATATAAGAGCTACAAAGAAGCAAAGCAAAAGTACAATGAAGAAATTAAGAATATGGAAAGCGAGTACAAAGAAAAAGTTACTACTGTATATTCTGATTTGAAAAATGAAGTTACGGATCTTACTAAGGCATATAAAGATCAGGTTGCAAGTAGGAAAGAGGCACTGTTATCTTCGTTTAAATTATTCGACAAGTATGAGATTAGTACAGATAAATCTGGAAAAGATTTGACTGATAACTTACAATCTCAGGTTGATGCTTTGCAGCAGTTCAATGGTCAAATGGAAAAATTGGAAGGAAGAAAAATCTTACCAAAAAGTCTGATTACAGAATCGAGGGAGCAAGGTGTTGCGGCTACAGGTGAATTGACAACGTTGAATGCCATGACTTCTGATCAATTGAAGCAATATGCCGATTTGTGGAAACAAAGAAATAAACTTGCAAAAGAAGAAGCTGATCGTGAAAATAAAGAGGCATACGATAAACTACAAGGCGATATTGCAA